CGCTTATGAATGGAAGAGTAGAAACGCTGCGACGCCTCCAGCAACGCAAGGGTGGTGCCAACCGGCCCGTAGTTCGTGGCGTTGGAAGCGACCTCGTCGGTGGCGTCAGCGAACTTCTGACCGCTATCCACCATGTACTTGAGCAGGCCGAAGAGGGTTTCGGAGGGCGGCTTGGCGGGCAGCGGGAAGAACGCCTTGGAGATTTCCTCGGGCGACAAGTTGACGTCGCGCCACTCACCGAAGCCAAGCGGCGTGTCGGTCTCGGAGAACTTGGCGTCTTGGGACTTGAAGCCGCCCTGCCAGTTGCTATACTGACCGGCGTCGACGAGGGAGCGGAGCGCCGCCGTAGAGGAGGCGGCAAGATCGCCAATCAGATGTACGTAGCCCAGCGCATAGAAGCCGAAGGCCGGGATGAACTGGTCGACGGTGTACCACATGCGCTTCGTCTTGGCATCATCGTCTTCTCGCCAGTTGCGCCTAATGGAGTAGACGTTGCCCGTCTTGATATTGAAGTGGACGGTGTACGGAGCGTAGCCGCCGTCGGGCAGCAGCGGGTCGTCACCTAGCAGATCGAGGTAACAGTGGGATTCACCGACCGTATAGCCCTTCCGCTCCAGCGACATGTCAAAGCCTTGCGCGCGGGCGATGGCTTCGGTAATCTCATTGGTGTCAAGCGTCTCTTCGGAATCGTCCTCGCTGACAGCCAAGAAGGTGCCGTTGACTACGAGGTTTTCCATCTTGCGGACGGACAGTTCCATGACCTCGATGTACTCTTCGGCATCGCGAAGGTGAGCGACAGCCGGATCGACATAGAAGTTTTCGACGTAGACGATGGTGGGGTCGGGCACCTCGGAAACACTGTTCCAGCCGACCTTGCGGATGCCGACGCCCATGAAGCCAACGCGGAACAGGTTGCGTTCGAGATCGTTGTAGAAGCCAGGCACCTGCTCCGTAAGTTGGTAGTTCATGTAGGAGCGGACGCGGGTAGCGGCCTGTTCGCGAGGGATGTCGACGTAGCCCTTGACCTTGGTGCGGACAGGTCCCTTCGCGGGCCACAGTTCTTGGATGGCCTTGGCCTGGAACTTGACGACGTTCTCAATGAGGAGCGGGTGGACGGCGGTGCAGGCACCTTCGATTTCGGAATTGCCCTCCCCATCCGTATTCAGGCCAAGCAACCTGACGCCCAGCTTGATCTTCTCTTCCCACTCTTGACGCCCGTTCTTGAAGTTTTGGAGGGCGTCCTGTCGGGCAGAACCGATATCACGGAGGATGTCGTCTTCAAGGCTGGCGGCAAGATTGGCGCCGAACGACATGTCGACCTCGATGACCTCCTCGTCCGGAATGAGCAGGAGAGTTTCCTCGGAGAACTCGAACTCCATTTCGGGCGCTTCGGTCGCGTCGTCGTCTTCGGGGATCATCGGATTATCGGACATGGGTCACTTGGCTCCAATAGCTACGGAAGGGGCGCCGCTTGGAAGGTCCATCGGGGCGGCTGACAGTTTCTTGTGTCAGTTCGTAACGGCGACGCAAGTAAAGAAGGGCCATCACCATGGCGTCGACAGAGTCGTCATGGGCGCCCTTGGGAAACTCCAACGCCTCTTGCAGCAGTTCAGCGGCGTACTTCTTCTTGAGAGGTATCCACACGCGCTGCCGCTCGATAATGCCAGTTACAGCATGAGCGCGGGCTAGCTTATCACGGTCAGGCTGAAAAGGCAATACCGGCAACTTGTTAAGCTTGAGGTCCTGAATTAGGGACTGGCCCGAAGCCTTGTTCTCGATTACCATTTTGTCGGGCCTAAACGTCTCGTACTGCTCTTTGGCGATGTTGCGGAGTTGGGGGAATGTCCACCGACCGCGCACCTGATTGAGCAGGATGGCGTTGGGCTCATCGTACTCGTGGCCCTTGTCGTCGGTGTAGGTGAGGTGGAAGATGCCCCAGGTCTGGATAACGGAGTAGTCGGCGGTAGCCTTGGTGGAAAAGGCGGTGTCGAGGGTCTGAATAATTTCGTCACATTCGGGCGGGTCGTCCTCGTCCCAGTCTTGGAAGTCGTCCTTCGTGAAGACGTTGCCATCGTCACCGACTGGGGTCTGCATGTAGAGGGCGCCCCAATCGGAGCGGGCCAGACTCTCACGGGTAGCCGTCAGGTCTTCCATGGTAATGTATTCGGGCCAGTAGGATGTGCCCTCTTCTAGCATGAGGTAGTCGGCGGATGGCTGGTCGAGGATGGCCGGAATAGAGATGATTTCCCACTGATCGACCTTGCCATTACGGGCAGCCTTGTCTAGTAGGAAGCCTGACAAGTCGCGGACATGCCAGCGGGTGTTGACGAGGATAATCCGGGAATCGGGCAGTTTACGGGAGCGGAAGCCAGGACCGTACCAGTTGTTGACCCGTTCGCGCTCGGTGTCGGACTTAGCGGTCTGTTCCGAGAGGGGGTCATCGAGGATGCCCAGATTGAAGCGGTAGCCTGCGATGGACTTGCCTGCACCTGCCGGGAGGAAGGAGCCGCCAGCCGTCAGCTTCCAGCCGGTGACGCCCGACATGTCATCGCGGATTTGGACGCCGGGGAAGATTTCGAGGTATTCGGTGGAGCGGACGAGATCGCGGATGCGACCCGAACACTCGACGGCTTTGTCGGTGGTATGCGAAATCCACATGACGCGCCAGGTCGGGTTGCGCCCGAAGGACCACGCGGCGAACAGCATGAGGAGGACGGACTTCATGGAGCCGGGAGGCAGCGCCAACATGAGGCGAGGGATGGAACCTTCCTCTACGTCGGCCAGCGTGGCGGCGATGGCTTGGATGTGACGACCATCGCGGTAGTCATTGCCGTCGAGCATAAGGTGAGCTAGCAGCTTGACGAAGACGTAGAAGTCGTCGCGGGCTTCGATAATGGCCTTCTGTTGGAGGGCCTCTGCTAGCTCTGCCTTGAGCTGAAGGAGAGCGTCCGAATTAGTTGATGCGGAGTTTGCGCTCAAGGTCCGGCTCTGCATCACGCAAGATAGCGGTCAGTTCGCTAATCCGCGTATCAAGTTCTTCCTTGGAGTGGACAGTCCGGTGGACAATTTCCTTCTTGTCTACGAACATGCCCAAGTACTTGGCAAGGTTTTCCATGGCGCGGTTAGCATTGGTGAAGTCACCTGTCTGCATGGCCGCCGTGGCAATGTCGTTGAACCATTTAACGACGTCTTCGATATTGATTTTCATGCGGGCTTTCTCCTCGATTTCGAATGCGGTTACTAGATCGTGGAAGTGTGGGATGGCTAGGTTCTTGTTGGCGATACGAAGCAATATGTTGTAGTTGCCGCTGTCGTATCCGGCGAGACGGGCTGCGCCACACTTGTTGGTCCGACCGTTGATGGCGTACTGGCGGGCGAACTCGACTTGCTTGGGCGTCAGGTTCTTAAAGCGTTCGACTTTGTCCCAATGCGCCTGCCACGTTTCGCGGAGTTGATCCTTGATGGAACGGATCGCCTCCACGTGTTGTTTGGTGACGACGCGCTTGGGCTGGTGAATGTTGAGTTCCCGCAGTTCGCGACGGTACTTGCGCTGACGCATGCCTTGGGAGGGGCGGTTGGGCTTGCGCGCACGATCCGCCTTCTCCTTTCGCACAAGATGGTCTGGCTTGGGCTTCGTCGAAACTTTGGGAACGTAAGGTTCGTCTTCACTCATGCTGGTGCCGTCTCTTCCTCGTCGACGCGAACAATGGAAATGCGGGACCGGCCCTTCTGATTGTTGCTGCCCGAACGACCTGCGCTGTAGAAGCGGAGACCGTGCCGTTCCAGAGCGGGCCGGATACGGCGTAGTTCAGCAGCAAAGCTATGCGAGGTCTGAGGCAACTTCTCGCGGGGACCAATGTTCATCTCCAGTTGACCGATAAGGTCCGAGTAGGTTCCGGAGAACTCCTTTTGCTTTTCCATCATTCGCAACATAGCCGAGGCCATCCCATGGAACTCAAGCATGTGGCTCTCGGCGGCTGAACGGTTGCGCTTGTAGACTTCCATGAGACGACCTTCGGGCCACCCGAAAGACTTCTCGGCGGCGACGGCCCACACGGCAAAGGCAGACATGCGCGGCTTTTCAGCTAGCACTACATTACCATAGTTCTGCGTAGCAATCAATGCGGCGTTCATAAGGGAGCCCAACAACTTGGCATGGTTAGCGTGAAAGGCGTCCCAGAACTCACTGTCATCACGACGATGACGCGGGTCGATACGAGGCAGATGCACATGGATGGAGCGGTCAACAAGGTCGCCGCGCTCGACGACGTCGGGGATGCCATTCATGGCCACGGGGCGGCAGACGCGGACTGCGGATTCCTCCGCATTGGTGTAGAGGGCACGACCGCCTTGCGCTCCGGTGCCGGTGCTGATAACGCAGAGCGCATCAGACATCTTGTTGGAGATGTGCGAGACGTTGTCGTAGGCAAGGACAAACGAGTTGCGGACCATGGCTTGCAGGTCGCGCTGATCCTCGGGCGGAGTCCGCATGTCAAGGGCATGGGGATCAATGATACGGCGCATCAAGCGTAGGATAGTAGATTTGCCAGAGCCCTGTTCGCCGGAAATGGTGAGGACGGGGTAGGGGCCTTCAGGACGGAGGCAGCCGAGAAGCCAGGCGACGAGCAGCATGAGGGTGTCGTCGTCGGCAGCCACGAACTGCTTGAGAAGGATGGGGAACTCGGAAGCGGGAACGGAGAGGTCGGGGTCGACGAGGGGCAGCATGCCTGCGCCACGAAGCATACGGATGTGGGTGGGACCGCCCGGCACGCGAGTAATGCCACTGGCGCTGATGTGCCATGCGTCGTTGGCATCGTTGCCGATGTCTAGGTAGAGATCGCCTAGCTTACCGCCGACGCGAATGTAGTCCTTGACCTTCTGGCCCTTCGAGCGAACCCAATGCGAGAAGTAGGTTTGGGCCGCAGCGAACAGGTCGCCGTTGGGAAGGTGGCCCGCCGTGTCCACGCAGAACGCCGAGAACCAGCCACGGAAGTCGCAGTGACCGGCAGGCGTGACGGACAGGGTACGACGGATGCCCGCTTCGGTGTAATCGAGGAAGAGACGTCCGTCTTCGGTAGTCCACGGCGTAAGGTGGAGCTTCGCGTCGTTAAGAAGTTGGACGCGGTTGATCTTGTCGCTCATGGTTGCTCCTTGGCTAGGAGCCCATCCTATACCGGGTGAGGAAGGTATGCAACATAGATTCTCACCTTCCTCACCTACGCCTCGGTGATGCGGAAGTTCGTGTTGTTTATGAAGTTTAGGATAGATACGAGTACCGCATTGATAGAAGTGATGGCCGCACTGTTAGTAGCACCTGTTGCAGACGCAGCACTAACCCGGATTTCAAGGGCCGACACTACATTGTTTGTAGAGGTGAGCGCAGCCGAAACTGCATTGACTTGGATTTGTAGGCTGGACACAAATGCGGAGACAGTATCCACCCGCACAACTAGCGTGGATACATTTGCCGAAACAGAACTAACGCGCACTTCTAGTGTAGATACAGCGTTGTTTGTAGAAGTAAGTGCTGTGGAAACGGTATTGACTTGAATTTGGAGTGTAGATACAGACGCTGCAACGGTGTTGATAGCGACTTGCAAGGCCGATACTGAAGCCGAGACTTGCGAGATTGCTACGGCATTGGAGGAGGCCAGCGCGGAAACGGCGCTGACACGAATCTCTAGGGCACTCACCACGTTGTTCGTGGAGGTGAGCGCCGCAGACACGGCATCAACTTGAATTTGCAGGGCGGATACCGAGGCAGAGACAGCGGCCACCCTAATGTCTAGGGCGGAAACCAACACCGATACCGCGTTCACTTGGGTTTGGATTGCCGATGCGCGGGCAGACACCGTACTAACGCGGATTTCTAGCGCGGAAACTACGTTGTTGACAGAGGTGATGGCAGCCGTGTTTGTCGCACCGGTAGCGGATGCCGCGCTAACCCGGATTTCTAGAGCCGACACCACATTGTTTGTGGAGGTTAGGGCCGCTGAGACAGTGTTGATTTGGAGTTGGAGCACTGAGACAGAGGCAGAAACTGCCGCGACCCGAATGTCCAACGATGAAACTAGAACCGAGACGGCATTGACCTGGGCCTGAATTGCGGAGGCTCTCGCAGAGACGGTGCTTACCCGGATTTCGAGGGCAGACACCACATTATTGGTCGACGTAAGGGCCGCCGACACGTTATTCACTTGGATTTGAAGCGCCGAAACGAAGGCCGAGACTGACGTAAGTCGTACATCAAGAGCAGACGCACGAGCCGACACAGTGCTTACGCGGATTTCTAGGGCGCTGACGACGTTGTTGACAGAGGTGATAGCTGCGGTATTGACGGAGGTCGCGGCGGAAACAACACCAACGCGAATCTCCAGCGCCGAGACACGCGGTTCTAGAGCCGCTAGAGCAGACGCATCAATATTGGCAAGCACTGAATTGATACTGGAGATGGAGGCTTGGACAGCCAACATCTGAATATTAAGTACAGAAACAGACGCTGAGACACTCTCAACACGTACTGTGAGAGCAGACACAACATTATTGACGGAGGCGACGGCTGCTTCATTAACGGAGATGGCAGCAGAGACAGTATCGACGCGAATGTTCAGCGCATCTACCACACTGTTAGTAGAGGTGATGGCAGCAGCGTTGTCGGAGACTTGCGCGGAAACTTGGTCGAGACGCGCGGAAATAGCAGAAACGTCGGTTGAGATGTTGCTGGCAACAAAAACACTAAGCAGTGATACGGTGGTCTGGAGAGTGCCGCCGTTCTGGACAACCGGCACCAACTCGTCGCCTGTAAGGGGACCGGCAGTTGTAAGCTGCGAAATCTTAGTTGCCGTTGCCACAGGAGTTACCCCTTATGCGTGTCTAGAAAGATAACTCTGCAAGTTGCCAACGAACTTCTTGATGCCGATGTGGGCGCACGTCATGCGCGGGTCGAGCCAGCAATCGAAGCCTAGCGCATTAAGCTTACGGAACATGCTAACGTCTTCGCTGTAAAGTTGCCCATCAACGATTTCGACATTGCAGATCATGCGACGGACCTTGCCCTCGTTATGATATTCAGGGCTGTTGTCCCACAACGCCCGCAACGCCTTGCGGGAAAGCTTGACGAAGCCGGTGCCCAGGCCCTCGCACTTGATAAGGCCGTTGGGATGGACGGTTAGGTCCGAAGTCTTGAGGACATAGATTTCAGCGTCGTCGGTCTTCTTGCGAGCGGTGCCGCCCACAACGTCTTCGGGGCGCGCCAGCAACTCCATGACCCAGAGCGGGTTCCATTCCATGTCGGAGTCGATGAAGATGAGCGCGTCGTACTCGCCCTCGATGGCCAGCGCGATCAAGTCATTGCGAGCGCGTTGGACAAGGGCATCGTAGGACAGGAAAACGGGATGGATGAAGACGTTGCTGGCTTGCGCCACACGAACCGTATTCACCAGAGACGTCGTGTACCAGACGTCCAGTTTCCCGTCATGGGCGGGTGTAGCGATCAGGACTTTCAAGCAAGATGCGCCTTACCGGCAGCGATAGCCGCATCCACCGCCGTCATGTCTTCGTTGGTCCAAAAATCCTTGGCGCGCATCAACTCTAGGTGGGCGACGTTGCGCTCAACGATGTCGCGGTCATCGGGCAGTTCGCCCGCAATGATGGCATTGATGAGCCACACGCTGTCGCCCATAGCCCGGTAGTGCTGGGCAATTTGTTCCGGGGTTTCGTCAGCCACATCAGGCTCCTTTGATCTGAGACTTGAGAGCTTCGACCTCTGCGGCCAACTCCTGAATAGCTTTTACCAGAACTGGAATTAGTTTTCCATAGCCAGCTTCAAGGCGCTCCGGATTGCTGTCATAGACAAGGCCGGGAATCTCGATGCCGGTCGCTTGCTGCACTGCTTGGAGGTCTTGCGCGATGAAGCCGGTGTCAGGTATACCAATCTTGCCGCCGTCGCGCATGGCCCAATCGAACTGGACGGGGCGCAGACTCTTTACGAAAGTCAGGCCAGCGGGCAGGTCGGAGATGTTGGTCTTGTCACGGGCATCCGACAGCGCCGTGATCGTCGTAACCTGGGCGCGGATCGTGGCGATGCTAGAGTTACCAAGCGTAATCTCATTGCTCACCGTGGCAGAAGACGCCGCAGCATTGTAGCCGAGAATCATATTGTTAGAACCGGTCGTCAGGTCGTTGGTGCCGGAGGAACCCGCTTGGCTACCGAGGATCGTGTTCTGCGTGCCGGTCGAAATCTTGTCGCCAGCTTGGTAGCCGACAGCGGTGTTGTTGATGCCGGTAGTGTTGAGTAGCAGAGCCTCAAAACCAATGCCGGTGTTATTGGTGCCGATGGTGTTGGCGCCCAGAACATCCTGCCCCACCGCCGTATTAGATGCGCCTGTCGTATTAGCATCCAAGGCGCGCTGACCGACGGCAACCAAACCACTGCCGGTGGTGTTAACAAGCAAGGCGCCCTGGCCGATGCCGACGTTGCCAGAAGCGGTGGTGTTAGCGCCGAGGGCGTTCGAGCCCATGGCGACGTTGTTCTGGCCGGTAGTGCTGGCATCCAGAGCCGCAAAGCCGACAGCCGTATTGTCGGTGCCTGTAGTATTGGCAGCAAGAGCATTGCTCCCCATACCGACGTTATTAGTACCGATAGTGTTAGAATCAAGAACTTGAAAGCCGACAGCTACGTTGTCGGCACCGGTAGTGTTTACGAGTAGCGCACTTGTACCGATGGCCGTGTTTTGAGATGCTGTGGAGTTGGCGCCAAGAGCGTTTGCGCCTAGTGCGACATTGTCCCTACCGGTAGTATTGTCGTCAAGAGCCCTAAAACCAACTGCGGTATTATTGACACCTGTAGTATTAGCGTTTAGGGAAATTGATCCGACCGCAACATTACCAGTTCCGGTTGTATTAGACCGCAGAGCATTGTTGCCAACCACGGTATTTTGAATACCAATGGTATTCGTTATAAAACTATTGGCGCCTACTACCGTGTTTTGCTGCCCCGTAGTATTAGCCAATCCCGCCTGATAACCAATAAACGTGTTGTCAGCGCCAGTGGTGACGTTACCAGCTTGATAGCCGAGCGCCGTCTCAAACGGAGTTGCGGAGTCGGTCTGGCCCAGGAGAGAGCCGCCACCTGCGACGGATGTGAAGGAAAGGATGTTGGTGCCGTTGGTGGTGAGGACCTGCCCGTTGGTGCCGTCTGCGGCAGGAAGGGTGTAGGTCACGGAACTGACGCTGGCAGGTGCGGCAAGGCCGACAAAGCCTGTGGTTGCGCCACGGAACCGAACACCGCCCAGCACATTGATGCCGGGGCCGGTGCCCGTCTGGGTGATGCTGACTGCTGCCGCTGCCAAACTGACCGACACGTTCACCGGGACCACAGTGTCCAGTCCGCGCACATACGAAGACAGCACAGACACCT